GTAGTGCGTATCGAGCTTAGCAAGCTTGACTGCCGTAGTATCGGCCATCTTGTCATTCATCCCGGCAAATCTACCGCCTGCGCTTGTGGCGGTATCCATCGCCTTTGCTACCTCGTCAAATGATACCTTGCCGTCTTCCATTCGCTTTCGCAGAGACGCCATCGATTCGCCCGTGGTCCGACTGATTTCTTGCAGAGGATTAAACCCTGCATTTACCATCTGCAAGACTTCTTGACCCATTAGCCGACCGTTGGCCCTGACTTGTCCGAATGCAAGCGTCAACGATTGCAATTTTTCATTGTTGCCCATCGAGATTTCCGACAACTTATTAATCGACGGGATGACCTGATTGACACTCAAACCGTAGCCTAATAGCACCTTCGATGAATCCTGAAACTGAACCGCCGACAATGCCGATTTCTGATCCAGCTCAACAGTCGCATCGATAAGCTTTTTGGCCGCTGCTGCTGATCCGGTAAGGACCTCCAATTGCACCTGAACCTGTTCGCGTGCCATTGAAACCTTTAGCCCAGCCTGGGCAAGGTCTGCCATGCCTTTTATAGCCCCTATGGCAATCCCTGCCGCGCCCACTCGACCAAGAGCACTGGTGAGCCCATCTACCTTTTGCGTCGTCATATCGACGTTGCCCCATCCCTTAAACGGGTCTGGCATTTCGTTCGGCATCGTTCTTCGTTGCATTGCTGCAATGATTTCGGCCCTGGCCTTGAGTGCTTTTTCCTCTGCTGCCGCAGATGCAGCTCTAGCCGCGTCAGCTGCGGTTTTTTCGGATTGAGCTAGCTTTCGATTTGCTTCCGCCGATCGCTCTGCGTAGATCGCGGCTACGCCGTGCTTTTTGGCTAGGGCATCTACCGCCGCGTTGTACGCATTTGCATCGAGTTTTCCGGCTTGGTATTGCTTGTCCAAAAACGCAATATCTTGAGCCATTCGCTGCGTTGGCGTGTGAGCGGACTCTATGATTCGAGCCAACCTAGCTTCTTCGTCGGCCAAAACTTTTGCCGCTTCCGATGCTGCTTTTTCCGCTTGAGCTAGTTTTTTTTCCGTCTGTAGCTGCTGTTCCATTGCGTAAGTCAGGACGCCAAACTTTTTCGCTAAATGCTCTTCCGCCTGAGCGAATTGCTGAGCATTGACAGCCCCTTCTTTTAGTGCCCTATCAAGCAATTTCATTTGGTCGAAAAACTTATCCGCCGGAGCTTCGGATTGTTTCAAAGCAGACGAGAGACTGCGAAGTTCGGAACGCAAAAACTCGCCGCCCTCGACGTTCATTCCGACCTTAATGTTCGCAATGTTGATCGTTTGAGCCATCGTTACTTCGCTCCCATCGCCCCAAAGGCTTTGAACTGATCGCCAATTGCTTGAGCGTTCTCAATAGCCGCTCTAATCTCGCTTGCAATGCTCTTTTTTGGCCGCCTGAAGCGATCCGGCATCAGGTCGCTTGCACTCGGAGCATCCGAGCCCGCGCGAGCGTAGATAGGCAATAGGAGTGCTTCTAGGATTTTTGCGGTTTGCATCCAGCTTTCACCCATCGGTTCCACCGTCTCCCATGCAAGCCACTGATTGAGCACGCCCGCCGGTTGACTTGCAAGCCATCCTAGCGGGTCAAGGATTCCCCATCGTTCGCAGAGCCTAAACGCCGTTCTCAGGCGTCGGCTCCTTCTGATTTTTTTGCAAGGTCTTTTATCTCGCTTTCGTCGTATTTCGACAATGAAAGACAAGCCTCATAAAGTTTGCCGACAATGGACCTTGGCACGGGCTTTAGTTGCTCCCAGCTTTCGACGATTCGATTTCCATCGTCGTCAATCAGGCTGTAGGCAACCAGGAGCATTCGATGCCGCGCGTACTCGAATTTGCCGTCCTTGCTTTGCATCGCAATTTCCATTTCGGACGCGTCCGCTTCAGACAATTCGCGAAGAGTAAACACCTCGCCGTCAATTGTCGTTTGCGTGGTCCGAAGTGGCCTTGATGCCAGAGCAAAAAACGCATCGCGTTTATTCGTCATCGTCTGAATCCTCTTGCGCTAAAGCCTTTTCTACTTGCTCAACAAATTGCCGCGAGTACTGTTCCGGTCCTTTAACCGTTACGCTGGCAAGCCCTTGGCCTTCTGCTGCTTCCTTGCCTAGTTTGGCAAGTACTGCTGCGTCTAGCTTGTCGTGAGGAAATTGAAAGATCGCTAGGATCTGAGCTTTTTCCCCGTATGGCAAATAGCCAACGAGAGCACCAGCGAAAAGAATTTGAAACTGGTTGAGTTTCTTGTTCTCGCCGGTTGATAGGCTGATGCCGTATTGCTGTTTTAAAGAAAACAAAATAGCCTCCTGATTAGGCTGGAGTAAAAGTAATATCGGTGTCGCCGTCGAATTGAAGAACGTACTTGCCCCTCATGATTTCGCCTTGCTTTGCCGATGGAAACTCGACTTCCTTGACGAATGCAGTTCCTTGGATTGAGCCCGCGCTTGGAAGCGTAACCGTTACCGCAATACCAGCGTAAGGTTCCGCCGATGGAATCATTGCCGTTGTGATCGGAGGTGCCGCCCCCAACCAATTAAACTCGACGGGCAAATCGGGATTTTTGCGGAGGTCCGATGGCCGAACCTCCTCGAATCCGGTTGTGCTAAGCGTGGTGATATTCAGCGCGTCAGTGCTGACTTTGATACCGCCGATAGAAACAATCTGCGTGGTAATCAATCCCGTCCCGGAAATGGTCGCCCCAAGTCCGGTTCTTGCTTTCGTCAACGCTGCCATAGTTAAGGCTCTCCGTAATGAACCAAGAGGTCAAAACTAACAACGTACCGATGTTCTTGGTTGCCATCGGTAGGTGGTTCCTGCATGTATTGATCGCCCGTTGTGAACTCGACGCCGTCTAGGTCGTAGCCGTCCACCGTTCCGATAAATGCCGATATTCCAGTTTCGCGAATTGCCTTGCTGATTGCACTGCAAGTCCTTCGCGTCAAAGCGTAAGCCTCGACGGTTACTCGTGCGTGAGCCGACTTACCTACGCCGCCTAGATCGTGGTCGCGTTCTGTGCTGTTGGTGTAGTAGACAATATAAGGCAAGCTAGCACCCTCTACCGCCGCATCGGGATACATTCGTTGCCCGATAAGCGTTGATACTGTCGCGTAGGACAACAATTTTGTCCTTAGTGCTTCGCCGATTGCCGACAAGGTTTACCGCTCCCCGCTTACGATGTAAATGTCTTTGCTTGTTTCGCTTAAACCTGTGACAATCCGAATATAGCGAATGCCTTCAAAAACGTCGGGATTTAGCGAGATGTACCGACTTGCTGCAACAGTCAAGCTATACGCCGACGATCCGTTGTACAAGTCGTAGAAGCTTGACCCATCGAGCGAGCATTGAAACGTGAGCGACGTGCTAGCCAATCCCGCTGGAGTGACAATTGCCAGTGGAATGGTTCCCTGCAACGTAAATGCCGTCGATGTCGTCCCGGTCGAAATCGTCACCTTGTCGGTAAGTTTGAGATTCTTAGCCAATTCGAAGCTCCCTAGTTTCCTTGTTTAGTTGATCGAGGAATGCCGATTCCGCTGAGCCGCCCGATTGACGATAAGCTTTTATCGTCGCTCGTTCTGCCATCGGAAAATTGGCTACAGTCGCCTTGCTGTTGTTTATCCGCGTAAATGTATTCCCGCTGCGACTTGTATAGACAACCGTTGAGCCAGTTTTGCCCCAACTGTGCCGAGTGTAGCTAGGTCCTCGCTTGATTGGCATGACAAACTGCTGCTTGTTACCTTGCGGATGCGTGGCACCAACTAGCACGCCAACCGCACTCTTTAAAACTTTGTGGCCAAAGTGCTTTTTTGAATCGTTTTGAAACTTGGTGTTGTTCTTGAATTTCTTCGACCACTTGAGCCGCGATCCTGTGGCCCTTGACGATGTAGCCAATGAGCCTGCTGTCTGGGCAATTGGCTTGGCAAATGAGCCTAAGCAACGTCCTAGAGGCCCGTTGCGAAGCGTAATCGGGATATCGCTAACCGCCTTTATCAATGCTTCGTTGATTTGGATCGATGTGCTCAAGATACCACCGCCGAACAAACGATGTCGATAAATCGAATAAGACCATCGACCGGATTGAGTGCAATAATGCCGTAGCTTTCGCCCTGAAAAACAACCTGCATTTGCGTATCATAACCGGGCCTGTAGCGTACTCTAAAAACTGCCTTTGTACGAGCTTCCAACTGCTTACCCCGCATCACCTCAAAGCCACCCGTTGGCGTGTAGTGGCAAGGCTCGTTGGCAACGTACGCCGACCATGTAACAATCGGCTGGCCCGCTGAATCTTGCGTCTCTGTCGGCTGCTGAATCGTGCATCGATGACGCATCGATCCAGCGCAAAATTTTCTTGGCTTTGCGATCATGGGTAATCGCCTCGCATGAATCGAGCTACGAGCTTTTCGTAAGCCTTCAAATCGTGTTGGCTGTCAGCGTCCCCGCGTTGCTCAAAGTAATAGCCAACAAGCAACAGCATAGCCCGTTTAGCGATTGCCGGAACCAATGAGCCATCCTTTGAGTAACCGCAAACGTAAATTGTCTCCCAAGCGTCCCATCGATAAAGACTGACCGGAAAGACCTTCAAAAATTGCCGCCTAATCTCACGTTTCGGCGCGTCGAAGTTGTAAATGTCGGTAGTCAATGTTACGAGCGTATTCGATCCGTCGTAATATTTGATTGACTCGATGGATTGGATCGGCCTCTTTGGAAGCTTTAGCCCGTCCTCCATGTACTCGCTTCGCACTCGCCAAGTCGAGGTACAGCAAACCGTATC